AGGTCCGCGATCAGGGCGGCCAGGGTCTGGCGCGTGGTAGCGAGATCGGCGGCGTCGGCGTCGAGCGCGCCGCGGGTCAGGGTCCCGGTCGGGGCCGCCCAGCCCGCGGCAGGGACGCCGCCGACAACGATCCACGAGGTCCCGTTGAAGCGGCGGCGGGTGCTATCCCCGGCGTTCCAGACCTCCATCCCCAGACGCGCCGGAATGAAGATCCACCCGCCATACCAAGCGGCGATGGCGCGGGCTTGGCCGGACCAGGCGCCGACGGGCGAGGAGCCGACGATGTGGGCGTCCCCGTCCGCGGGGGACGCCGGTGGGTCGTTGCTCGAGATGGTCAGCACGGCCCCGCGCAAGAGCGCGTCGAGGCGGTTCAGGCCCTCCGCATGGACGACTTCTTTCTGCGCCTGGGACGGCGCGATGTAGGGCAGGCCGAGGTTGGGGGTCTGGGTCATTCGCGCGATCTCCTCGGCGGCGGAGATGGGGCGCGAGGCTTGTCAATCCGGAACGCCGCGGGCCGCCTTGGCCCGCGCGTCAGGGGGTCGGGAAGACAGCCGGAATCCCCGGGCCGACGCGCGAGGAGATCTGCGCCACGCGTAGCTCTAGGTTCTGCCCGACGCTCAGCGCCGCCAGGTCCGCGGCGCGGTCGGCGGCGGCGTAGGTCCAGGCCGGGGCGCCCACCTCGACCGCCCGCAGGACGGCGCCCGTCTGCGCGATCCGGACCTCCACGCGGTAGGCCTCGGCCGTCTCGTCCAGGGGAACGTCGCCGTTCGACAGCCAGCCCGCGCGCAAGCGGGCGCGGCGGAACCAGCCGAAGGAGCGGTCGCCGGTCGCATCGTCAATCGCCACGCGCCGGAGCCGGGCCGGCGCATAGGGCCGCAGGGCGGCGCCGGTGTAGCGCAGGGCCGCCTCGCGGGGCGCGGCGGCGTCGATGGTCTCGTAGATGGAGACAGGCCGGAAGATGGCGTCCGGTCCCCCGACGTCGCCCAGGTCCATCTCGAGGACGCCCGTCGTCCCGCGGTCGAGCATCACGATCAGGGTCCCCGGCGGCCAAGCCTTGGCGGCGTGCTCGGTCCCGCGGCGGCCGCGGAGGAAGCCCGACAGGCGGTAGCGGCCGGGGCCGATCAGGGCCGCCGTCTGGAACTGCACGATTTCCGCCGTGGAAGTATTCCAACGCCCGCCGGACGGGGGCGGGACCAGCGCGGCCGCATTGCCCGTCCCGATGAGGGCGTCGAAAGAGATCGTCTCCATCTCGCCCGACGACATCAGGACCTCGACGCTCATTCCGCGGGCGATGGCGTTCAGGCCGCCGGCGGCGGTCGGGGCGGCCAGGCCGTTGGTCAGGATCCCGTATCGGGTCCGTGGCGGCAGCGGCGCCACGGACTCATAGTCCCCGATGTCTTCGCGGAGCCGGAACAGGCTCCCCCCGTCCCAGGCGCCCAGGACGTCGGGGACGCGGGAGGCGAGATACAAGAGCGGCCCGTCGAGGTCATCTGTCAGGAGCGGCAGGTCCAGGGGCGCGAAGTCAGATGGGACGATGCCGCGGTAGGTCGGCGGCTGGCCCGCCAGGCCACCGAAGGCGGCGGTGTCCCAATCGCGGCGCGGGGCCACGGGGACGCCGGTCATCTCGATGGCGCCGCGAGAGACGCGCAGGCGCTCGACGCGGAACGTCGTATCCCCGACGGCCACCACGTCCCCGACGTCGACCGCGGCGTAGCGGAGCGGGACGCGGATGGAGACGACCTCGCGTGCGGCCCATCCCTCGTAGAGCCGCTCATAGGCGATCCGCTTGGCGCGGGCGGCGTCCATCGCCGCCGGGATGGTCATCTTGGCGGTCGCCGTCGCGGTGGTCGCCATGCGGGCCGCGGCGGCGGTGTTGGGCTGGTATGCCCGGGACGGGTCGGCATACTCGACCGTGATCTCGCGATTCAGGTCCTTGTCGGACCGCCGCTCCCGCTCGACGGGCGGCACCCAGTCCTCCTCGGCCCCGCGCGCGCCGAGGTCGGCGCCGGGGATGACGACCGAAGGCGTCGCCGTCCGGATGATGGCCTTCAAGCGTCCGTCGGACTCGATGATGTCGCCGCCGACGTAGGCAAGAAGCGGATCGATCGCGTTGCGCGTCGGCATGGGCCGGTCGACCAGGTAGCCGTGGATCGGCTCGTTGAAGGCAGACAGGTTCAGGTCCGCGGTCTGCAGCCCGGCCCGCAGGCAGAGGTCGCGGACGATGCCCTCGACCGTCTGGCCGGGGGGCGACGTGAAGCGGAAGCGCTGGGCCAGCGCGCCGTCGGCGTCGAAGACCGTCCACTCCGATCCGCCGAAGCCGAAGCCCCAGCCGTCGGCGCTCCCGACGCCCACGCCGGGCAGCGGCGAGGCCGGCGAAACGGGGCCCATGTCGCCGGCGCGGAGCGGGACGATCTTGGCCCATCCACCCTCCCCGTAGAGGAGGGCGGAGCCCTCGTCCGGGGCCACGGCAACCAGGCGGAAGCCGAAGCCGTCGAGAGAGATCGGCGCCCGGTCCTGGCGGGCCGCGCCGGGGGTCAGGTCGACCGAGAACAGAGAGGCGCCGTCCTCGAAGAGCCAGCGGCCGCTGTACTGCCCGCCGCGGGGCGCCGCGCGCAGGTCCGAGGGCGGGAACCCGGAGAACCCCCCGATGTACTCGGTCGTTCCGACGCGAGCACCGTTCTGAAACGACACGACAGCAATCGTGCCAGCGCTCCAGAGCAGGAGCCGCGCCTTCGGAGAGGCCGCGTCGACCGTTGCGAACGCAAAGGGCGCCCAGCCGATCAGATCGGGCAAGTCGACAGACTGAACGAGGTTGATGTTTGTGGTCGCCAGATTTTCTCTGCAGCAGACCACGCGCGGCACAGAGCCGGGCGTGATTGTCGCGGCATACCCCCAGCTTTCGGCGTGCCCGAAAGCCAGCGCGCCAGCCTCCCCCAGATCGATAATAGGCGTCGCGAGGTAGAAGACATCAGGCCCCGGGCCGTAGGCGATTATGATGCGCCACTCGCCGCCGCGACGGAACAATAGATGCCCCCAGAATCCACGCGTAGACGGACCGCCGCCGCCGCGCGCAAAGAAGACTTTGTCTGCGCCCGCGGCAGAGACGCCGGTCTTCCGGACGAAGGCCCCGACAGGAACGACGGAGTCAGAGCGGATAGACGCAACCGCGATCTCGCCGTCCGCCACGCCGACGCGCTCGATGGTCTGGCCCTGCCATCCCGCGTTCAAGCCGCCGGCGACGGGGTGCTGATCGAGACGGATCCAGCCGCTCGGAGCGGAAGAAGCAAGCAGTGCGACGTCGGCGGCGCCGGTCAGACCTTCGATCTCGAAGGTCAGATTTGGCGGGCGCTGGCCGAAGTCCGCCAGCGCTAGCTCGTGAATGACGACGTAAGCGAGACCGCGGTAAGCCGGAACGTCCGCCGCGCCCAGCGCCGCCTGCATCAGCGCGTTCGGCATCTGGTCTTCGGTTCCGGTGTAGATGTCGATGGCCGCAGCCCGGACGAGCTGGCCGTCCTGGTAGATGACCTTGTCGTTGTTGCCCGTGATCTTGATGACGCGCGTGATGGGCCCTTCCGTCAGGCCAAATGCGCAATTGACGTAGTATGAGTAGGTCGTCTGAGTCGCCCGACGCCCGCGGCCGCCGCCCTTGCCGCCCCCACCGCCGACGCTGGTGGTGGTCGCGCGCTCGATGAGGTCCGACATCCAGATGGCGTTACCAGCAATCTCATACCGGCCGTAGATCCGCGGGATCGGCGCGCCGTAGTTGCCGTCTTGGACGCGCAGGGATTCCAGGCGCGGCCCCTCGATCCGCTGGGGCGGCGGGCGGAAGATCATCTGGTCAATCAGGCCGCCGACGAGCATCCCAACATTCGCGCCGAAGGCCACGGCGGACATGCCGAGGACCGTCGCGCCGGCGCCGAACGCGGAGCCGATCGCGGCGCCCGCCAGGCCCAGGGCCAGGGTCGCGGCATCGGCCTGGGAAGGGTTCAGGAGGCAGACGAGGAAGGCCAGCACGCCCGCCGCGGCGGCGCCCAGGCGGGCGCCCGCCCCGGCCCAGCGGCGATGGCGCGCGCGATGCCAGCGCGGGCGGTAGACCCCGACGAGGCGGTCGCGCCAGTGCTGGTCCAGGTCGACCTCGACGACCGATCGTGTCTGCGCCAGGGCATGGACCATGCGCCCGCCGCCGACGGCCACGCCGACGTGCTGGGGATGGACATCAATCCGGAAGACGAGCACGTCGCCCGGCTGGATGTCGTCGGCAGACACGCGGTCTGCCTGAGCCTCCACGGTCGCCATTAGGGAACGGCCGTCGGGACGCCGGGAGTAGCCTTCGAGGTCCTGAACCTCGAGCCCCGCAGCGCGGGCCGCCAGGACGGCCACGCCCACGCAATCCAGGCCGGCGCCAGGCGTCCGGCCTTGGTGATGCCATCGGGTCCCGACGAAGGAACGGGCGGCCTCGACGGCGCGGGCGCGTGCGGCCTCGGCCAAGGCCGCCCGGCGGCCAGTGACGCGCGGGGCGGGATCGAAAGTCATCTGGCGTTTGGCGACTGCAGGAGCTTGTTCCCCCCCGGGATATGGGGGAAGCCGCGGAAGTTGATGGCGTTGTTCCAGCGGTCCCGGCACATTCCCAGCGTCTTGTCGCAACCCGGAAGGATCTCGAAGACGTCACCTACCTGGATGGCGCGGGCGGGCGGCAGCGGCAGGACGATCAAGCCCTCGGCGCCGTGGACCGCCACCTCGATCGACGTCCCGGCATTGACCCCGGCGATCCAGCGCACCAGGCCCAGCGAGAAGTCCCCGGGATTTCCCGCCAGGCCGCCGCCGGCGGAGGACGCCAGGACCACGGTCGAGGAGGCCAGCCACAGGCCGGAGGCCAGCGCCTCGCCGGCCTTGAACGCCAGCGGGTCGCCGCCGACGTTGGTCTCGGCGACGAAGGCCGTCTGCTTCAAGGCTTCGGCATTGACCTTGCATCGGGCGTCGCCGAAAGTCGCCGTGCATTCCGCGGTATACCACCGCCCGATCTGCGTCTGGAGCGCCTCATGCAGCCCCCGGACCTCGGCGGTCCATCGTCCTCCTCGGAGTGAGACCGGCCCGAAGAAGCCGCGCTTCATGTGCGCCACCCCGTCCGAAGGGGAGGTCCAATTGACCAGGAAGACGTCAATCCGCGCGTCGTCGTAGAGCCCGCGCGCCAAGTCCGCCTCGGTGATAGCGTCGTCCGACAGGATGGACGCGATCTCGAGGTTGTCGACCGCCAGGCCGGCCCGGGCCTCGATGTCCGAAGGCGACAGGCCGGTATGCGGCCGGTAGGAGACGCCGCCGACAACCAGGGTCCGATCGTGCGAGGTGAAGCCCAGGACACCTCCGTCCCGGCGCTGCACCCGCAGCAACCAGGCCAGGGTCGTCGCGGGCCCGTTGAGGTGGGCCTGGAGGGCGGGCGGGATGGCCTTCATGCAACGCCTCCCGTCAGGTCCGGATCTCGAGGAGAGGAACGCTGGCAGAGCCAGAATCAAAATCTTCGAAGGTGAAGGACCAGGCGTCCTCGGCGAAGCGGACAGGAACGTCGAACTCGAAACCAGCGGTGACGATCACGGACGCTGCCGGCGGCGAAGAGAATGTCACGACCCCGGTCGCCGTGTTGACTGTCCACCCCGTCGTCTGCGGCGCGCCGTTGAGCGCGATGAGGACAGTTCCCGGAACCGGCTTCCGGATCTCGCGGACATGCTCGATGCCGGAAGCGATGGGGTAGCGCTTGACGAGCTGGAAAGAGGTCTGCGTCCCGTTCCCCGTGCCAATCCGCTGATCGGCAGGCGTCGGTGGAGACGTGCCGTCAGATCGCGAAGAGTAATCGCCGAAATCGCGAAATCGGAAGCCGATGGCGGGGCCGCGGGTCGTCAAGAACCAGGACTTCAACCGGACGAAGTCCTCCTGGTCGGCCACGCCCGCGGCGACATCGTAGCGGTGGCGCGCCTGGCTCCAGTTGGAATTGCGATATTCGAAGCCGGTGTCCGTCTGGATGACCTCGGTCGACCAGGTGGGCCCACCGGAAGAACCATAGGACGCCAGATCGTCGGGGAAGCGCGGGGACTCTAGGAAGGAAGACACGGGCGGGGAACCTCCGCCGGGGAGATGGGGCTATACCCCCGGAAAGGCCCCAGGACGGCCCGCCAGGGCCGCCCCGGGGCCCCGAGATCAGCGGAGGAGCTGGCCGCGCATCACGGCGTCCCCGAGTCGAGCAGCGATCTGCCCCTGCGACGCGCGGAAGGAGGAGGCGTCGGGCGTCTGGATGTTCACCACGACCATCGGCCCGCCGGCGCGCCCGCTGCGGCGCGCGCCGCCCGCCAGGGCCGCGCGGGCGTCCTCGGCGGAGATGACGTAGCCGGGCACGCGCGGGACGAAAGGCTCGGGACCACGCTCGCCAACAAGGTAGGGCACGCCGGCCATCACCGGCCCGCCCTCGGCGCGCACGCCGCCGAAGCCGAACAGCCCGCCGATGCCCGACAAGAGAGACGAGAAGAAGCCGCCGCCCGATCCGCCGCCGCCGAACAGGCCAGACAGGAAGCCGCCACCGCCGCCGCCCTCGCCGCCGAACGCGGAGCCGGGGATCAGGCCCATGGATCTGTTGAGCCACAGGTTCAGGCCGGAGCCATTGCCAAACAGGTTGTTCATGGCAATCCGGATGCCCTGAGAGGCGATGGTCCGGGCGATTGACCGAATGGCGTCGTCAAACGACTGAGCGCCGGTCGCTGCATCGAGCAACGTGTCGGCAATCTGCTCCCACTCGATCCGGATCGCCCGGCCCTGAGATGCCAGCGTCGAGAGGAGCCGCTCCTGGGACTGCTGCATGGCCTGGGCGGCCTGCTCGGGCGTCAGGTCGCCTCGCTCCTGGAGCTCGCGGATGCCGCGCACCTCGCGGCCCGTGGCCCGGCCCGGGTCGAGCTGGTCGAGGATGCGGTTGGCCCGCTGGACCCGCTCGCGCTCAGCGTTCAAGGCGGAGAGGCGCTCGGTCGCGCCCCTCATTTGGGAAATCTCCTCCTCTGTCAGGTTGATGCCGCGCATCTGCAGGTCGGCGATCTGCTGGCGCAGCTCGATCTCGGCCCGGCGCTGGTCCAGGAGAGGCTGGTCGATGTCTCCGCGCTCGCGGAGCATCCGGATCTCCTCCTCGAGGATGGACGCCTCAAACTGTCGGGCGCTGACATAGGACCGCACCGCCTCGGCCTGCTGCTTCGCCAGGCGCTCGGCCTCGGAGGCCGCTTGACGAGCCGCGCCAGCGCCCTCGCGGATTGACTGGTTCAGCCGCTCCCGCTCTTGACGAATGCGAGCCAGATCGTCGAGTAGACGAGCGGCCTCCGGCGTGTTGAGATCGATCCCGGATCGCCGGAACCTCTGCTCGTCCCGGATCCTGGCCTCCGTCTCTCTCACAGCGTCGGCAGGGTTGCGCCCCGCGCGCCGCGCGGCTTCGGCGGCGCTCTGAATCCGGCGCAGGTCAGCGGCAGACTCGGAGACCTCGCGGTTGGCGTCCCGCAGCGCCGCCTCGGCGCGCAGCTCCTGCTGGATCTGCTGGGACGCCCGGACCGCCTCCGCGGCGCGCGCGCGGTCGGCATCCGTCGCCTCCCGGCCAAGCTGAGCGATCAGCCGCCGGACGGCGGCCTCTTCATCCAAGAGTCGCTGAACGTCTTCCATCGTCCCGGGGAAGGCTCGCAGGACATCGAGCTGACGCTGGAGCGCCGCTGTCTCTTCCTCGGCGCCCGTGATGCGGGAGTCGATCCGCTCGCGGATGGGCCGTTCCAAGGCCTCGAGGGCGCGGGCGCGACGCTCATCGTTCAAGCGGCGGGCCGCTTCGACCTGGCCCTCAACCGCCTGTCCGCCTTCGCGCGCCACGCGCGCAAGCTCTTCATTCGTCTTGCGCCATTCCTCCTCAATGCTCTCTCGCTCGGTCCGCAGGCGCTCCGCAAGCTTACCAAGCTCGCGCTGAATGACCTGGGTCGTCCCCTGGACCTCGCCGATCAGGCGCAGCTGGTAGGCCGTCGTCTCGCCCTGGCCGAATCGCGCGTTGAACTGTGCCATGTCGGCCTCGTTCTGCCGCGTGATCTGCTCGATCTGGAGGCGCTCGATCTCTGCGTTTCTGGTCGGCTCGTTCAAGCCAAGCGCAACTGCGGCATTGAAGCCACCGCGCGCAGCCAGGCCAGCGGGGCCGTAGGTCCCAATCCATGTGAGCCAGTTGTTCTCGGGACGCGGCCGACGTCCGGTCACCATGTCCCGCAGCTCCTGCTCGCGGCGTGCCCGGTTGACGCCGGTCAAGCTGTTGAGCCGCTCCTGGATCTCGACATCGGTCAGCTCCTGGGGACGCCGGAAGGTGACGCGCGCAAGGTTGTTCGCCTCTCGAACGGCAGACGCCAGTGGCCCGAGAAGATCGGAAACGATAGAAGCGCCAGCGTTGCGAACCTCGTTCCCGAAGCGGGTCATCTCGGCAGTAAGCGTCGTAGCGCCTTGGGCGGCCGCGCCCTCGAAGGGGCGGAGCGCCTCGATCAGCGCCTGGCGCAGAGCGTCGGAAGACAGCTTGCCCTCGTTGACCAGCTTGCGGAGTTCGCCCTGGCCCAGCCGCAGGACGCGCTCGACCTCGGCGGCCAGGCCGCCAAGTGGTTCAAAAACCTGGTTGAATTCCTCGGCTCGCACGGTTCCGGAGGCCAGCGCCTGGGAAAGACCATAGACGGCCTGGGACATCGCCTGGGCGCCGACGCCCATCTGCGACCCGAACGCGTTCAGGCCCGTGAAGAGCCGCTGGGCGCTGTCGGTATTGATGACGCCCGATCGTGCCAATCCGAGGAAAGAAGCGAAGCTCTGCTGGCCCTGCTGCTCGGACATTCCGAACGACTGCGACGTCCGGGCAACGAAGGCCATCTGCTCCTGGGCGGCCTTCGCAGACCCCGCCAGGAACTGGTAGCGCCTCGTCAGCTGCTCGATCTCCATTCCCGCGGCGAGGGCGTCGCGGGCGGCCTGGACGAAGATCGCCCCCAGCCCAAGGCCGGCGAGGATGCCGCCAAGACGCCCGACGGTCCCGACGATCCCGCTTATGGCACCGTCGAGCCCGCGGGCGCCGGCAGCGGCGCGGTTCATCCCGCCGGAGGCGGACTGGAGCTGGGCTTCAAGGGCCTGGATCCGGGCCATCGCCGACTGCAGGCCCGCCGCGGTCTGGTCCTCGGCGGTGATCTTGACGGCGACGTCGGACGGGCGGGCAACCATCAGCGGGGCGTCCTACGCGGGCCCCCCGGTGGGGGCGTGGGGGAGGCGTCCGGGCCCTTGGGCTGGGCCTCCTCGCGGGCCTGCGCCTGGGCGGCCAGCCAAGAGACATCCAGGGCCCGAAGGGCTTGGACCTCTACCGGAGATGGGGCACGGCCCGACAGCCTGGCCCAGGCATCGATCTCCGCGTAGGACAGAGGGTTGGGGCCAAATCCGGAACCCGTCCGGGCCAGGTTCAGCTCCTGGAACCAGGCCCACAGGTGCTCGGCCTCCTCGGGAAGCGGAGGCACCTCCAGGGACGCCATGCGGCGCCCCTTCACGCGCGCGGCGGCTTCGAG